AAGGCGAACCAAGCCACCAGTAGGCAGCTGATGTCTGTCCATTAAGATTCTTGACCTTTGAAGCCAAAGTGTAAGCTTTATTGTTTGATGCAGTTTCTCCAGGAGCATAAGTTCCTGTAGTTCCAGCAATCTCATAATACGTTGGTAACCAAAGCTTAGTGGCTAAAGTAGTCATCGATGAACTCCAGCTTGAGCCATATGATCCTGCCTGATAAGAATGGGACTTCTCAATAATTACATCTTTCAAATCTGTTGGTAACAATGGATAAATAGTATTGTTAAGGGTGTTCTTTATTTCTGAACTAGGGAAACCACCCGAATTAGTATTTGAAGAATTATACTTGTAAGTGGTCTCATACAATTCTTTACAAATAAAATCGACTGTATTAGCAGGATACCACTGAGAAGCATAGCCAGTACCATCATTAATAGCAACAACCTCAGCATGGTATGTTTTATTATTCATAACAAAGGATTTAGTGTCACCAACAGAATATCTGTCACCGAATGTACCATTCTGAATATTGCTCTTCACTTGTGCCCATGTAAGGTATTCCAAAGAAGGTGATAAGTCTATTTCTTTAAAGTCACCAATATTCAGCAAAACATCAGCACTATGACTACCATTGCTGAGAGTATATTCTTCCATACCAGGCAATGCTATATCAGTAAACTCTTGTCCAGTTGTCTGAACAGTTTTAGTATTTCCTTTACCATCTATAACTGTGATATCTTGCCCAGCATCACCATATATTCTTACTTTTCCATAAAGCACACTCATTTACTCACCCCCCTCAGATTCCTGTGGAACATCCACTATACTAATAGAACCATCGGAGTTGAATACCGTCTTTCTTTCAACGACATCTTCACCATTGGTATAGATCTCAGAGATAGAACCGTCTACATTAAATACTGTACGTTTATTCTCAGTTTGGCTATATGTTTCCAAGATACTACCATCTGATGGAAAAGTGGTAGTACTGACACGATTGTAAATATGCTTTTTCTTCATGTTATCAAAAGACTGCACTAAATTCTCATGAAATGTAGCCATTTTTATTCCTCCTTAGTGTTATTAATTTATGTTATTTTGCTTCTTTAATAGAACTAAGGAAGCATAAAAAGAGGGCCTAGCTAGAAGCCAAGCCCTCAAATATAATTTATTTCATGTCTTTTAAATCCTCGATAAGGTCATCGATGCGTCTACGCTCTTTGTCAGAGTCAGCATCAGCTCTCATAGCCTTAAGATCCTCAAGCATGTGCTCTTTACCAGTATGACCGCTATAGTAATATCTCTGTGGTGTCATACGACCTCTAGACTCGTAATATCTACCATCACCATCACCGTCCATACCCATGCGTCCAGCACCAGAGTAATTGTATCTGATGTCAGGCATGTGCATTAAGCCATTTGACATACCCATACCGTTACCATTACCGCCAGTTCTAGACTCTCCAACACCACTATCTAACATAGCAGATGCTGTTACTAGATAATATAATGCTTCAGCGAGATTCTTATACTGGCAAGCATTATCTGCTGTAAGAGGCTGACCGTTAAGCTTGGTTAGTCCCTCATCGATTTTTTCCTTAGTTCTTAAATAAATCTCGTTCACTATTCTTCGCCTCCTTCTATGCTACTTTTCCATCAATTGTAAGGTTACCATTTTGAACATTGATGACAGGTACTGGTACACCCGCTGGATCATCAACTAAACCTGATACATACTCCACTGACATAGTGAAGCATCCACAGCATTTAGGTACCTTAATAACTGTTGTAGAAGTAACATTGCCGTATTCGTCTACAGCTGCAGGAGTAAAGATTGATCTACTTGATACATCTGCCTCACCGTTAAGCACAACAGCTACAGCAATAGGTCCTACAGTACCTCCAGTTGGGATGGCTATATTGCCATTAAAGGTGACTTGGTACTCGTTACCAGCAGAACAACTGTTACAATTAGTTCCAGAAAGGATAAACACTCCAGAACCATCATCATGATAGACCTTGCTATTTCCTCTGCAACTGCAATTAGAGGCATTGAATAGAATTGGATTATTTAGTAAAACTTGCTGATTATCTGCAGTAAAATTCTTCATGTTAGCACCCCCTTCTAGAAGGAGCCACATGCTGAATTCATGCAATTACATCCGTTAGGATTTGAAACAATGTAAGCTGGTCTTGGTACTGGATTAAGATAATCCTCAAGAACAGATGTCTGACGAGAGTTATCAGCAAGTAACTGAGCAGTCTGAGCTGTCTGTGAAGCAGCAAGATCTTTCATGTAAAGCTGCTGCTGAAGTTCAGCAATTCTCTCATTCTTAGCGTCAATCTTATCCTGACACATCTGATCTTTAATAGACTGAAGACCATTATTAATTGTATTAAGTGTTGTTGTTAGAGCATCTGTGACTGCAGCTCTATCTGCACAAGCCTCAGTTGCTACTGTGTATTTCAAATCTGCAACACCAGCTCTGTTCTCACAGCAACAGTTCTGCAGAGAGTTAGCAACTCCATTAATAGCAGCATTAAGCGCTGTTACATCGCCGAATCTCTGATTCATAGATGCAATCTCGCTGTCATAAGTAGCTTTAATCTGATTAAGATCACGATTGCACGCAGCTACTTCAGCTGAAGCAAATCCGTTTGTCAGCGCAGTTGAGATGCTAGAAAGCTGTCCAGTAACAGCTGACTGATCAAATCCTCTCTGGATGGCAGCATCTGTGTTCTGAGCAGTGAAATAAGGAAGCATAGATCCTGCATTTCCATTAACGCCTCCATTACCCCAGTTTCCGTTTCCCCAGAAAGCAAACAGAAATAGAAGAATCCACCAATCGTTTCCGTTTCCAAACATTCCGTTGTTTCCACCATATCCACCATACATTGGTGCTACTGGCATAATCATGTTATCACCTGACTCATTAAGTCCCATGATAAATGTCCTTTCTCCGCTAGCTCTTAGCGGTAAGCAGTACTTCCCATTTTGAAGACAAATGTCCTGCTGTGCAGGTGCCTTGAAGTACCGGTGCAAGTTAATAGGTTACAAAGGTTATATAAAAGTCCTATGCGTGCCTAAGACAATTATTGGCATCTTTACATTTCGCTTGACGTGACAAGCATTACATTTTCGGTGTCAACAGTGTCTATTCCAATGCTTCCACCGCCTCCACTAGGTTTGTTATTTATAGCTGCTAATGCATCTTCTAAATTTGTGTATGTTGTACCATTAATTGTAATAGGAGTTGCTAAAGTCTTAGGCTGAGCATTTGGATCTTTAATATTAAACTCTGTAGGTGTTGGAACGCCATTTACATCAACTGGTAAGCTGATTTTAGAAATGTCAGACATATAAGTACCCTCCTATAAAAATAGAGCCCAGCTATTAAGCCAGGCCCTAAAAGATGATAAATTACTCTACTGTAATAGTAGCTGCTGTACCTGTGAATGAAGCTGTAGCACTAACAGCACCAGAAGCAGTAACAACACTAACTGCTGTACCGGCTGTAGCAGCTGTACCAGGTGTAATTGCAAGAGTCTCGCCAGTTACAGTAAAGCTTGTTGGAACATTAGCTGTACCAAATGGTGTTACAGAAGCTGTTGTGTCAGCTGCCTGAGATGGTGTAACCTCAATAGTACCTGCTGGTGTGTAAGATGTAGAAGCAGAAGACTTGAATGCAAGAGCACCGAAGTTATTCTTGCCCATTTCCTGCCAAGCTGATCCGTTCCATACGAACTCAGATCCATCGTAAGAAGCCATACCTCCAAGATCTGCTGTTACAGACTCAGAATTAACTGTGATAGGATTTGTTGTATCACCATCTGTTAAAGCTGTTGTTGTAACGCCGATCCAGTAAAGGGCATGTCCGATGTCCTCGATCATCTGACGAGCCTCAGCATCCTTAATTTCAAATGTGGTTGGTGTCATTACTCCAGCGACATCTACTGGTAAAGTAATTTGAGAAATGAATGGATTTGGCATATGCGTACCCTCCTTAAATAAAATAATTAATAGTTATCTATACCTAAACTCCTAAGAGATTGGTATCTATAATTCATCTGGTGTCACTAGAGCGCCAAATATAATATTGTCGATCTCAACCTGCAAATGACCTGCAGCATCTCCATCTAATACATATTGAATATTCACGAACCATTCGTCGAAAGATGTTCTTCTACCGTCAGACCATGTAACAAAGTCTGATTCCTGATTAGCTATCCAAGTATCATAATCTCCCTGCTTAGCGGTAGTCCATGCTTGATATGCTTGCTCTTTAGCATTAATCCAGTCATTCCACTGAGATTCCCACTGAGCTAACAACTCTCCAGCATCAATAGTCTTAAGAATACCTGATACAAATGGAGTTGTAGATGTACCTACCTGATTGCTAATCATTGAAGCTGTTATAGCGGTAACACCTGTTGTAATTGTTACATAACAGATTGGTATGTAAACTTCACCATACTCTGGGACTGGTACTGGTCTCTGAACATTCTGAGAAACCGCCTGACCAGCCATATAATAGATAATGTTCTCACGATAACCTGTATCATCTTCAGGACCCATTCGTAAGAACACACCATCTATTCTTGTATACCCAGCAACGATAGGCGCTGTGTCTATGCTCTGGATATAATCGGTGTCATTAAATATCCAAGTTGAATTAAAATATGCTAAACCAGAGGGAATAATAACTGTCATTCCGTCGCCAGGCCTAGCAATAAATTTACCACCAATATTCTGAAAGACACCGTCTATAATCAGGCTATTGAACAATCTAGAAATATCTTCATTGTAGTAAAGCCTATCATGATTTTTGGAATTAAAAAATCCAGATTTAATCATAGCGCCTCTCCTTTATGCTATTTGTATTTGCTCAAATATAGGATATGTTGATATCTCATTACCAGTATATACTCTAGTCATCTCTACTACTCTAGACAGCGATCTATCACCTAAAGCACTCTCGATTTCAACAATATCCCCCATAAAATAGTCTCTTTGGAACTCAAACATAGCTCCACTAGTAGTATCTGCCTCAGACTCAACCTCTTGCTCGATAATATAATCAGTAAGCTTCGATTTACCTCTCTCGATAAGCATCTGAGTGTATTCTGATGGAGTAACCTCATCATCCATACCCTCGTTACTAGAAATATCTCTAGCATCAACAAACAGTTCTCGTCTGTTCAATCCAGATTCAGTACCATAGCTAGCTTTCTTTCTAGCGGCTCCTTCACCTTCTCCTGCTACAAGCACAACGTTCTTGTAGTTCTGCTTATTAACGGACCTCTTTGCAGAAAACAGGTTGTCATTCTTTGGAGAAAATACTACCTGAGGTAATATAGTTTGAGCTGTTGATCTATTCTTACCAGCTATTAACTTAAATATAAACTGAATACCTCTTCTGATAATCTGGAAACCTATGTTACATACAGCACAAATAGCTTGTACTACTTCTAACAAGTTATCACCTGTGAACTGTGACTCTTGTATACTAAGCGAAGTGATTGCTGTGTCTGTAGATTCTTCAAATGTAAAATTAGGTATTTTTCTACTAGGATCTGTAGGGTTGATAACGTTCTCATTAAGCAATCTCTTAAAGATGTTCTGAACGTTACCACTAACAGTTGTTTGATTCCAAATTATTCTTCTATCTAAGATAGACTCAAGAGTTCTACCTTTAAACTTAATATAATTGCCAGACTCATTATCTGTGTCTGCGCCAAATGACTCAATAATCATTGTTTTATCACTATCTAGTATTTCAAGATAGTTATCGATCTGTAAGTCGCTTAATGTATCGAGACTGGCATCTACTACTAACTCGAAGTCACCTGGAGAATTGAATCGTTCATTCCATACTAAAGACTCAAACGCGTCTATGCATGATAATATACTGAACGAAGTGTTCATTACATTAATATCCATCTCTTATAACCCCTTATACAGATTCCTATACTTAATGTTAATGTCTAGTTCGAATTCTCCTTCTGAAGCAGAGTAAGCATATAGATTGTCTCCAGTATCTAGTTCGAACCAACTACGATCTCTTCCCAATGCATTAATAATATTGTAAATAGAACCTTCTCGAACTAGTATTGCTTTCTTTTGTCTTCTCATTGTAGTGATGATAATTCTGTCACCACTCTTTATAGATGTTCCACCTGTTATAGAGGCTAGAACCTCATCATCAATAGAGATCTGCTCCATTTGGTTAACGTCATAGAACACCAAGTCTCTAACAGTGCCGGTAGCATTGATGTCAATAGTGAAACCAACTTCTGCTTCTCCGGTATAGTAAATAGACTTCTCTTTAATAACTCTGATGTTGCCAACTTCAAATGTATCCCAATCGTCTGAGTCAGTGATTCCTTCTGGAAATGGGAACTCGAATTTAGGTTCTATTCCACCAAATGGTATAACCGTCTCTTCAGTTGAATACCAGAATGGATCTGGACAAAGTATTGAAATCTGGCAACCAGAAGTCTCACTAAAGATGTTAGGAGTATTCTTCTCAACAAAGCCAGTAAGCATCAGCTCTCGTTTATCAGTCTTAGCGACAAGTGTAATCAGCTTCTTAACAGGGAAATACTTATAAGCTGTGTGTCTACATTCCTCAATGTCGTCACCATAATAGATAATGTCAAAGACTACATTTCTTTTCTGTAATCTGATCGAGTTAACACTGGTATAGTCACTGTCGGCAAGATCTGTTAAGTTGACATCGGCGTCTACCTGACCTAAACCTTCTGCATTAATAATAGCCAAGCCAGATTTCTCCGGCTCAGCTAATATAAGTTCCAAACTTTCACCTATGTGATTTGTAACTGTGAATGATTTAATCATGCCTTTGCTCCCTTAATCTGACCTAAGAGATTTCTAGAGTTACGATAGATTTCATAAGCATCTAAAGCCTTAGGTGAATTGTTTGTTTGGTTAAATATAAAGTTCTGGTTGTTAACAATTTGTCCATCTGATACTGTTGGGTTGATTGAATCAGCATTCATTTTATTAGCTAAGATACCATTGGCCAGTTTGATACTTGATCCACCAAACATTCCATTGATAGAATTCTTCCCATTTTGAAGTGCTGTAAGATCAAGTCGTGGTCTGATAACTGGCTGAAGCTCAGGAGAGTCATTAACCTCAGAAGAGATGTTCTTAATGATGTCGTTCATCATCTGAACTGTACTATCACCAATATTACGGGTTGTAGAGTAGACAGCTTCAGCTTTATCCTTAAGACCTATAATAAGACCTTCATCCATGTTACGACCTAACTCAGCAAATCGCTTAGATGGCGAGCTAGACTTAACTGCTTCTTTAGCTCTTTGCCATGCATTGTATGCAATATCCCAAGCTGTTTGATACAAATCACCTTCTCTATCTCTAATACCGTTGATGATACCCTGAGTGATATCAGTACCTAACTGTCGACCAGTAGAGTCATTGAACTGCATCTTAAATGTATTAACTACTTCTTCAGAAACTCGAGTAACTGTAGGGATAACGCTTAGTTTCCAAATCTGATTAATACCGTCTACAAAACCTCTACCAATATCCTGACCCATGCTGAGCATCAAGCCTGATGGTGAATGCCAGTCATAAATAGCTCTGGCTTTAGTTACAGTAGCATCAAGAGCGTTTCCGATAGTACCAACCATCTTGTTCTTGTCGATACCTGCATCGAAGCCATCAGTAATAGCCTTACCTAAGTTATTGTACTGTGTAGGATATAACTTCTTAGCATTTGTAACACCAAGATTCATTGTCTGATCCCAAAGCTCATTTGTTCTAGCGAGCTCTTCATCAGTCATGCTTCCGAAAGCCATTACGTATTTATAGCCTTCTGGTCCCATATCTCTGAGATACTCTAAGAGGTTCTCATTAATAGCTCTGTTAGACAGCTCTATTAACTGATCGGCCCATTCGTTTACGCCCTTAACCTGAGACTCTAAGTTCTCCATAAGTTGGTATTTAGTTACATCCAGCTCTTTATTAAATGCTTCAAATGGTTTGATAGCATTCTGAATATTCTCAGCTAATTCCTCAGAATATAATCCAATTCCTTCGCCATATTGTTGCATGATTTGCAAGCCTAAGCCGCTGTAATCACCGGCAATCATAGCTTTGGAATCTTCATCGAGAGTTAAGTATTGGGGCATTAGGCCTTTGAATACAGCTGCTTCTTCCTCTGTAGCATTTATGAAAGCTCTTAGGGTGTCATGTCCAGCTACTCCTAGACTCTCAACCCATTTCTTAGTAGTATCATCCCAAGTCTGTGCCATGAATGTCTTCATGTCTTCAGCCCAAGAGTATGTTTCTTTAAGGTTAGCAGCTAGATTATTGCTCATCTGACTAAGGGTCTTCTTAGTAGCCTTAGCAACTGACTCGAAAGCCTTAGAGAGGTCTTTAATCTCCTCTTTCTCTTCCTTAGCTGCTTTGCTAGATCCACCAGAGGCTTTAGCGAAATTCTTTTCTGCTTCAGCTGCTATATTAGTAACATCAGCGAGTTTCTCAAGCTCTTTAATCTTCTGTTCTTGCATCTGACGTTTTACGTCATCAGGAAGAGATGGATCACTCATAAAATCAAAGCCACCGCCTAAAGCTGTTATATAAATGTCCATCTGCTTAAACTGGTTCTTAATCTTTGAAAGTTTAACACCAGTTGTCTGTTCAATCCAGTCTAAACCTGAGTTAAGTGAATTGCCTAAGCTAGTAGTAATATCTGATCCGGCTTGGCCAGCTTGAGATGAAGTGCCCTTAAGTGATTTAATGATGCCAATACCTAATTCGTCAACTGGTCCAAGTGCGCCATCCGCATACTGCTTAATACCATTACCGATTGACTTAGAAACCCAACCACCTATACTCTTAAGAAGTGGTGATTCTGAGTGAATATCCAGTTTATTTCTAATTGTCGACTCTATCTTAGAAGCCAAGTTCTTAGCAGCATTAATAGCTGTATTAGCCTGACCATTCATACCATTAGCTAAGCTCTTAGGTATCCACTGTCCGATCTCAACCATCTTCTTAGGAATCTTTTCCATTTCTTTGATGGACTTATCATTAAGAGCTTTAGCAACAAGCACTATAGCTCCTGCAAATACAGTAAGTGCACCAGAAGCTAATGTGAATCCTGGTGTTGCTGCTAATAAGCCAACTCCAACAGGAATTAGTAAACTGCCTGATTGTGCTATAGACTGTAAACCACTTCCTATTTTGATAAAATCGATTTGATTAAGCAATGTTACTGCTGGAAGTAAAGCTGTTAGTCCTGCAGCTGTTGTAAGAAGTCCAACCGAACCAGCTGTTAAGATAAGACCTGCTGCTCCGACAAGTGATAAGCCACCTGCAATCTCTGTAAGCCCTAAAGCCGCTGATGGTAACTGAGGCGCAAGACCTACAATTGTACCAAGAACATTGTCTAAGAATGCATTGGCTATTGGTAAGAAAGCTGTAAGAGCACTTAGCAATATCGAAGCAGATGTAGATAATCCAAGCATTGATACTGCTATCAAATCAAGAGCAATTGCACCTGGAATAGCTAAAGGCGCTATAGCACCAAGACCTATAGCTAAACCACTAAGCACAGCCATTGTACCTGCCATAATACCAGCAGCTGCTAAAATGTCTTGCCATGGATACTGAGCGAGCATTGCTAATGAAGCAGCTATTGCTATCGCTGTACCTGCTACAGATACCATCATTACAAATGAGCTCAATAGATTAGCAGTATTACCCATTATAGTAGCCATACCACCAAATACAGCCATAACAGCAGACATAGCACCAGCAGCAGCTAACATTGCAGCCCAATCATGTGTTAATGTGGCTATAGCTAATGCAGCACCAATACTTACAGCAAGAACCGCTATTGCAGCAACAGCTGACCAAGCACCAGCGTTCCACTGTATCCTACCTACTATCTGCATCATGGCGCCAAATGTTACCATAACTGCAGACATAGAAACTCCTGCAGCTAACATTGCAGCCCAGTCATGAGTAAGGGTAGCGAGTGCTAGTGAAGCACCAATAACAGCAACTACTCCTGCTGCTTCAGCCATAGCAATAAACTTATTCTTAGTCCATCTTTGACCTGTTGCACCGATTGTTTCGAGCATCTTAGCAAAGGATAACATACAAGCAGACATAGCAGCTCCAGAAGCAAGCATAGAAGCCCAATCCTGTTGTGATAGAATATAAAGTATTCCACCAAGTTCGGCTACGATTCCACCTACCATTCCTATTGCTATAAGAGTTTTAGTACTTAATTCACTAGCTTCTGCTATACTCTCGAATACGTTAGATAACTCGTGCATGAGAATAGCCATAACAGCACAAGCACCTAATACTCCTATATAATGTTTCTCTATAAGCAATGATAATATAATTAATTCAGAGAACATTGTAGTTAAGCCAACGATAGCACCTATTATTGCTGCCGGTTTAGAATCTTTAGATGCAGCTACAACTAAGCCTAAAGTAGCAAACATGCCTGCTACAATACCCATAATAATTCCAGCTTGCTTAAGATTAGCTATCTTAATATTGCCAAGGACTGCTACCATAGCACCAATAGCAACCATCATACCAGTAAGAGCAACAATAACTGGCACAATACTTAATCTAGCTAGTGCTTTCTGCAAGCCATCTAGTTTCTTAACTTCTTTCTCAGTACCTTTGACATTCTTACCGATTTCTGCAAAAGCTGCTTTAAGTTTCTTAAATGCATAAACGGCGCCTACAATTAGACCAACTGCTGTTATAGCTGCTAGAACGTAAGGGCCTATTTTCTTAAGAGATGCTGGCATTCCTTTCCAGAAGTCAACTAGCTTATTCCAAGCATCTGCAAATATACTATCTTCAATGCTTCTAGCAACATCATTTGCTATTGGAACAATTAGTTTAAGTGCCAATAGACCCATTAGAATACCAGATAATGATGCTGTGCCTATCTTTGCTGCTATACCTGAAATAAGGACTAAAGCACCTGCTACTGCAACAAGCAGACCGGCTTTACCCCAAATATGATCGTAATCTTCAGCTAATATGTTAGTCTGAATACTTAACTGGCTCAAAGCATCGAGTACGCCTACCATCATCTTCATAGAATGAGCCATTACTAGCAACGATAGTGAACCTGTACTGAGTTCTGGAGCAAGTTTTGATAAACTTATAGCAAATATATCTAAAACCATAGCTAACTGGATAATAGCTGCTCCAGCGGCCTCTAATTTTGCTTTATTGCCGTCAATCAGCTTAGACATTGTTATGAAACTAGCCGTCATTATAGCTAATGCACCAGCAATCGCTAATAGACTACCTGATAATTCAAGTGACTTATCTTTGCCTAATATCTTCTGAGCAGCTGTTAAAGCAGCCAACACGATAAGAATTCCACCAGTCATAGCTGCCATTGCAGCGCCAGCAGTTTTTAAATCATTAAAGTTAATTGTAGTTATTAACTTAAGAGATCCTGCTAAAATAGCTATTGCAGCTGCATACTCTAAGATCTTAGGTATCTTAATCTGCTCTTTTCTACCAAATATAAGTCCCATGACACCATCTTTGCCAAGGGTTTTTAATACTCCAGCTGTAGAACTGAACACCTTAGTAAGAGAATCCATGGTCTGAGTGAGTTTAATACCGATAGCACCAATAGCTACCGTAAAACTTAATGCTAGAATACCACCAACTCCTAAGAACTGGATAAATTCTTTAATAGGTCTGATTACAGCTACTACTGCTCGACCTACATAGCCTAAAATATCACCAATAGCACCAAGAGCAGATTTAAATCTATCTAACTTACTAACCTGTTCTGGTCCAGCTAAAGCAACGGCTTCATCTGCTATCGTGATAACCTGCTGTAATTCAGAGTTTCTAACTTCTTTTGGATGAATAAGTTTCTCAAATGCTTCTGCTAGTTTGGTAACTTTATCAGCTACTGCTTGAACTATAGATAGACTTCTAAGAAACTCAAGAACCTCAGCTAAACCGTCTCTAATAGCAAATAATATAACTGGAATTTTCTCAACGGTGCCAATTACAAAGTCTTTAACTGTAGATGCTAGTAATATAATACCAGCAAGTAATGCTTTAACTGCTATTGTCACACCATCTATGATCTTAGATGTAGCCTTAAGCTGTGAAAGCTTAGTAATGAACTCTCCTACCTTAATAGCGCCTGTAGCAAGGAGTCCAATTAATGTCTTAATTACTGTGCTAATTCCAGATATAATAGGTTCAATAATATTAATCTGCTTGATTACAAGAGATATAAAGGTGATCATATCACCAATGGAACCTGTAATCTTAAGAATTATAGCACCAATGTCAACAGTTTCTGGTTTAACCTGAAGAATGGCTCCAAGTATCTGTTTAATAACTGTTGTAAATATAGTAAATATAGATAGAACTCCTCTAACTGTAGCTCTGAGGTCTTCCATCTCTTCTCTTGAAAGAATCAACTTAGCTGTAAAGTTTTCGAAAGTCTCGGCAAAAGATTTAAGAGATGAATTAGCATTTGCTCCAAATATATCTCTAATAGCATAGCCTATTGGACGTATTATTGAGAGTAGAGCATTAAATGTATTAACTAATCCTTTTGTAACATTCTCCATAAAGCTCATATCAATGCTCTTAAGGAGTTTCTCTGCTACTCGTCCATAATTGTAAACAAAAGCAGTCCATGCATCATTAAGAGGACCAAGGGACTTTCTAACATCGTTAATACGTTCTCTTAAAACCTGAAGAGCCTTAATGACTGGTCCGTCTTGCTCGATAATAGGTGTTGCAAAGTCGGCACCAATCTTTTTTAAAGCTGCTCTGATGTTAGCTGTAACGCCAACAAAAGTTCTGTTAGCATCCTTAGCATGTTCACCGAATGCTTTATCCATGGCCATAGCGAAAGTATTAAAATCAATCTCGCCATTAGTAACCATGTCTCTGACAGCTGCTTCAGTCGTACCCATCGATTCAGCCAATACGGCCGCTGCGTTAAGACCTCTATTCTCAAGCTGTCTTAATTGCATAGTCATTAACTTACCCTGACCTGCAACTGTAGTGAAGATAGGTGCAATAGCTTCATACTCAGCATTTGTCATTGCGGCAACACCTGAGATAGCTCTCAAAGCACCTTTCATTGAGTCACCAACCTGTACACCTGAAGCTACAAGTTGTGAAGCGGCTTTTGCTGCTGCGTCCAAACCATAAGCAGTTCCATCAACAGCATATGAGATATCATCTGAGATCTGACTCCATGCCACATGAAGACCTTCCAATTGGAATTTAGCCTCTTCGATGTTCATGGCTCTTTGCCAGCCACCCTCTTTAATGATTCGAGGAACTGTGGTTGCTAAAGTCTTGGCCATACCAAGGAATCCATCAACAATAGAACTCTTAACTTTAAGAGCTGCAATTCCTAATAATGAAAAATGCTTATTAACTGAGTCGATAGAATCTTTGATATTGCTCAGATCAACCTTATTAAGTCCATCTAGTGCTTTACCACTATTTGATTCGTTAATTCTCTGCTTAAGTTTCTCCAGAGTGCTCATTGACTGCTTGCAATTCTCTTCGAATTGCTTATTGTCAAATTTGAGCTGGACAACATTGGTATCAATTGTTGTACTCAATGCCTCTTCACCTCCTTCGAAACGTTATTAGCAATCTCTTCAAAAATAGGCCGAAGAGCTGGATTAATGAAATCCACACCCTCGACCCAAGTTCCACTTTTAGTAGCATGTCCATACTGAAGTCCTATAACAATAGGGAAACCATGCTCTATATCACTGTTATGCCATTCAATTCTAACTTCTCCTGGTTCTCTATGTATCTCATAAGACCAAGAACTAGAAGCTAGACCTGTATCTTTAGGAGTAGCTTGTGACAAAGCCTCTACTCCCTTTCTTCCATACTTATCTAGATAACCAAAGTTTAGTAGTTCTAAACATTTTTCAAGCCAGGAATTAGCTTTTTTAAATCCACCATGTTGTTCAACAGTTATCAGATTATTAGCCATAATAGTTATCCTTTAGTATTGAAGAGTTTTTTATTACGTTCATTAATCTTTGCATAATCCTGAATAATTTCAGCTTCTGATCTCTTATTCTTAGGGTCTTGACTTGCATTAATCTCATCTAAAATGTTAATGAGCATAAGGAGTCTGTTGATATGCCATTTCTGGCTTTCCCAAGGAATCTGATAAGAAACCATCCAAGCATAAATCAATTCAGAAGTTAAAAAGCTATTAGATGAATTGTTCTTTTTCCTCTTCTTAACGGTAGAAGCAGTCATAGGATCATCTATGTATTTCATAATCTTTTTATACTCTTGAGCTGTTATACGATGAACTACTTCATCTGTAGCATTACCTTTAATAGTCATACACTGTATGTAACTATAAAGTTCATCATTTGTTTTATTACGATGTTCGTCATACCAAGGAACTTTCCAAATAGCTTCCCATTTTGAAATACTGATAAGAGAATGCTCAAGTACTAAAGTTGTATCTGGTAAGTCTGTAAACTTCAGAGTATCGTTATCGAACAATTCACCACCTGGTATTGTTATAGTAAGAGGCATAGCTTAACCTCCTACTACTATTTATTGATAGGTGTAACCTTTTCAGCTGATAAGTGATCCTGTGGCTGTGGAAGTGGTTTCTTTTTCTTAATTCCACTTGTAATACCAGCAATAAACTCAGCGGCCTTAGCTTCATCTGTAAGCCACTCCATATAGAGGTCTGAATAAACGGCCTTAGCTTTAAACTTAGCAAGGATTTCAGGACTCTTCATGAAATCGCCGTCAGCTGTCTTCTCACCATAAGACATATCAAGGAGCTGCTCAAAGATCTCGATAAGCTTCTTGTTATCATGCTCTTCTGTAATCTTCTGGATGTAATCTTCAAGACCACCTTCAGTTACTAAGAAAAGCTTTGAAAGCTCAGCCTCTGTAAGATTGAAACGGAATACACCGGTAACTTCGTCTCCATTAAAATTTGTATATGTTCTTTCTGTTGTATACATAGTCGTCTCCTTTAAAAAGAGGCTCCCGAAGGAGCCCCAGTATCAACACAATATCTAATTTAAATTATTTATTATTAGCCTACTGGCTCTTCAGCTGGCTCTTCAGGATTTGCAGCAATAGCTCTAGATACGATGTCAGCAACTTCTGCAGGTAAAAGGAATCTAGGATCAGCATCCTCAGAACCATAGATAGCATCGTAAACAGCCTTGAAAGCTTCCTTTCCAACGACAGTTGAATCGATTTCACATGTAGCTGTAGGTTTGAATCCGTCTCCAGCAGCAACTGGTGTAGTTGTTCCACTCCAGCTCATTGTAGCAGGCTCAAGGTTCTCATTGATTGTAGCGTGACCTTTCTCAGAAGGTGAAACACGGCAACCATAAACAAGAGTAATCTTCTTACCATGATCCTGAAGTTCTGTATCATTACCTACAAGGTTAACAAAAGCAGCACCAAAAGCTTTACGTGTCTGCTGACCAATCTTAACACCCTTAACAATGTCTCTCTGACCATTGCAAGCTGCAAACTCATCTGGATATGTATAAGCTTCAATAGTAAAATCTGTTGTCTCAGCTGAGTAAAGTGTCAGATAATGAATATCATCAGCATAGTACTTATTAGCTTCTCCACCCTGAGGCTGAATGTTAAAAGCTGTGCATCCATTCCAAGGAACACCTGCACCATATGTAGATTCAGTCATAGGGAAAATAGCAACATTTTCAACGCCAACTTCAAATTTTCTTTCGCCGATAGCGTCCCAAGTCATCTTTGACATAATGTTTTCCTCCTAATATTTTTTAATGTAAACATAGTGATACAAACCATCCGCTACATAAGGTCTATCGAAGTTACATAAAGCAATCTCTTCGAGCTGATCTAGAACCTCATGAGCGGTGGTAGCATCTCTAGTTATGAAAGTTATAGTGTAACTCTCACCCTTAATGTACTTTCTGTCGTCAGCATAGACAGCAGTACGATCGGATAAGTTGAATTTAATACAAGGGTATTCAAGTCTGGTATTATTGGTTGGCTGGAAATATACTTTCTTAACCCCGGCTATGGCTTCAAGAGTCGTCTGTAGTTGTGGTCTGTGGTCCATTATAGATACCTCCTATAGTCATTTCTAAACGAGGGTAATTAAGCTCTATAGTTTCAACCACCCACCTATTTCCACGCCATTCTAAATACCTTATGTCGGAGACATGTTCGAAAGCGTATTTATTACCCATGATAGAAAATACATTAGTGATCTTCACGTCCCCAGTAATAGTTGAACCAACACTAAAGCGCTGATTATTCTTAAGAATATCACCAGTGTATTTCTTCTCAGTAACTTCATCTTCCCAAATACCCGGTTCTTTTTCATAGTTTCTTACGAAACCAATCATTCCACTGTATTTACTCATGTCTCCTCCAAATTAACTTCTCATTTTGAAATTAACCCTGAACCTCGTCTGTAACATCAACTTCGATAGCGATAGCAGACTTAATACGTCTCATAGCACCTGAGAGGTATGTTTCATCCAAGTACTTGTATTCGTTGTAGTCAATATCGAAGTTCTCGAAGTGAGTAACTTCGCCACCCTGAACGTTACCGTATACATAATCCTGCATGTTAAGCATAAGAGCAACGAGTTTCTTCTTCTTAGCATTAGCGCCTTCGCCAGCTGTACGTGGATCAAGCTCAGCGATCTGCTGTACTTCAACAATCTTACGAACATTAAGAGCTGTAGCGAGTTCCTGCTTAGACTTGTACATTCTATGACCATCTCTATCTCTTGCAAGGAGAAGCTTATTAACCTCTCTTGGATCCATGAAGCAGACCATGTTGCCGCGGCCTCTATAATCAATGAGTGTATCAAGGATAAGAGCTATCATAGCCTCAGACTCAACGAAACCTTCACCGAAGTATGTCTGAGTATCTGTACCCTGAAGCTTAGCTGCCATAGCATCAACATCAAGATCAACGTGGATTGTATAAAGATCATCATCCTTCCAGATTGGTCTGATGCACTCTTCACGTACCTTATCCTCATCACCTACTTCACGGCCATCACCAAAAAGTGTATCGTAAGCAAGCTCGAACTTAAGTGCCTGCTCCATCATTCTCTTAATGAATGGAACATATTCGAAGTTACCCTTAAGGTCAAGAATATCCTGACGAGAAACCTTCTGCTTAGCATAAACCATAGTAGGAGTTGTCTCTCTGTGGATGAGCTTAGCTTCGCCCATCTCTGTCTTCTTCTGACCCTTCTTCCATCCTTTAGCTCTGTTTAATCCACGAGTATCAAGGATTTCTGTCTTAATACGAACGAATGGAACCTTATGAGCACCAGCTACTACTTCTGATACCCATTCCATATCATCAGACCACTCTTCACGAGTTCCTTCGCCATTAGCGTTCTTGAACTCTGGAAGTAAGTATGTGAATGCATCCTCATCAAGAGCATCATGAGAAAGCTCATTCTCACTCTCTAAGTTCTCAGCAGCCCATCTCTGAAGACCTCTCTGGAAGCCTTTCTCAGCGTCTGCATACTCGAGAATCTGCATTTTATCTTCATGTGAAAGAGTGTTCACTGTAGGAGCTGTCTGAAGCTGCTCTTCCCAAATGTTTGTGTGTGCCATTTCTTTTCCTCCTTCTTTTTCCTCAGCTGCCATGCCTACTAATGCAAATGTGACATCTCGCTGTTCTTCAGTCATACTGTTAAGTACGTCTTCAATTGTCTTATCATCCTTTTCAGGAGTTTCTTTCTTTTCATCTTCCACAGGCTTTTCCTCCTTGTCTGAGTGCTCTAACTCTGGCTCTACTTCTGGTTCAGAAGCGGTTGTAAGCTCTTCTGAATCAGCGTTATGCTCAAGTTCTTCATTAAAGCAGATAAGAGCTTCTTCTTCTGTGTAGTAACCGTCAGCGTGAGCTAATGCTAAACTATCGATTACAGCACCTGGATTAGCGCCTGCAGTTACGATGCTTAATTCTTTAATGATTCCATGGATAACATCAGATCCACGCTGAACTAAATCAGT